CCAGCATGGCGAAGCAGCTGGAGGTCCATTGCTGCGATGGCGTCGCGACAATCGCAGTGGTCGTCTCGGGGTCTATGGTAAGATTTGTCCCGCTCGTCACAGTCCCGAAGAAGCGCAGTTCGATGCCGGGGATGCCGTTCCGTGTAGAGTATCCCACTACTTCGCGGCTGATGCCGGTAGGGAGCATGGTGCTCCAATTTGTCGGCATGGTGCCTGGCGTGCCCGCCACCGCGCCCTCGGCGCGCGGGTTCCGCACATCGTTGGTCCGTGCGCCCTCCCGACGCAAACGCTGCGCCGTGCCGTAGAACCGCGCGATATCGGCATTCACCTCGACCCATGTCACGCCGTCGCTGCCGAGCGTCGTGGATTTCGCGCCGCTTCCCTGCGCACGCGTGAGGGTGGCTGCGATGATCTCGCCTCGGGCGATCAGCGGCGTCGCAATGGCCCCGAAAAGAGCCGCCGTGAACGGTTGATAGCGCGTGTCCTGATCGGTCGTGAGGTCCACGATAGAGCCGGTGCCGGCATCGCTGACGGCTGTTGTGTAACCCGACACCGCGCCAGAGACGCGCGCCCTGGTCGCCGTCCCGAGGATGTTGACGCCGACGCTCCCGCTGCCCGTCGCGGTGATCCCAGTCGCGCTCTGGTCAGCGCCAGCGAGCTGCACGGCGATGGCGGCATCGGTGATTGATGCATGCGAAAGGCTGGCGCGGGCCGCCGATGATACCGCATCGAAAGCCGCCGTTGTCTGGTTGCGGAATACGCCGCTGGCGCGGCATCCGGCGGCCGACGTGTTGAAACGCACGCCGTATGCACCGCCGACAAACTCGCCATGCGCATCGGCCCATGCGGAACTATCCGCCAAGATGCACAAGCCACCCGCCTGCACCTCCGCATAGATATCCCGCAGGATCGCCCGCTGCGTGTTTCGCACGCGCACGCCATACGTCCGCTGCCCTATCAGCCGGATGCCCTGCACGCGGCCATATCCGGAACTGCCCAGGCTCAGGCCATAGCCGACGTCGCCGGTGATCACGCCGCCGCTGATTTCGTAGTCGTCCGCATGGCAGAAAATGCCGAAGCTTTCTGTTACCGCGCTCGTGGGCATGTTGATGGTGGTGCGAATTATGCGCACCCGCTTCGGGCGCAGGCCGTATTCGGTCTTCACCCGGATGCCGCACACGATGTTCGCGGTATAGGGCGAGCGCGTGCCCGTGTTGTCAATCAGGCAATCCCTGATGACGATATCCTCGCACTCGCCGCCGCCAACGTCGAACACCTCCTCCTGGCCGACAGTGTTGCAGTCCAAGAACTGGCAGCCATCGAACAAGATGCGTTGCGGCTTGTTCTGGCACTCGATGCCTTCCTGCCATGACCCAAGAAACGTGCTGGCTCGCACCACGATATCCGTCACTGGGGCGCCGGCCGGATGAGTCCCAGTTTCGCCGAACTGGATCGCCGCGCGGCGGGGCGCGTCGTGGCGGATATTGTCGAACAACACGCGAGACGTGCCGTCGAACAGACGGAAGCCGCCGCCGCTGACGTTCCGCATGCGCTGGAAGGTCAGATCCGTGCATGTGCGAAAATCCATTGACGCGCCGCTGTTCGCGCCGTCCACGCTCAGGCCATCAATCAAAACGTTGCTGCACGATGTCCACTCAAAGATGTTGGCTTCCCCGGCCAGAGACGACAGAACCGCGCCGGGCTGGCCGATCAGGGCAAAGTCCGATTTACCGTTCAGCGATATGGTCGCGTCAATCCGCCACGTGCCGCGTGGGAAGACCAGCGCGAGCTTGTCTGTGGCGGTCGTCTCAATAGCCGCACGGATGCGCGCGCCATCGGCAGCGCTGCCATCGCCCGTCACGCCGAAGTCGCGCAGGTTCCAGGTGTCCCGCAATTTGCTGCGGATTTTCCGCGAGACGTAGGGCGCCGATGCGCCAGGCAGAAAGTCAATGAAATCGTCGGTATATCGCGCGTCCCCATCCGCGCGCGTCAGGATGCTCGCGCCCGTCGCGACGCCGAGCGGACGCTTTGCAAAGTTGGTCGCGCCGGTCTGCTCGACCATTCCTGGCGTAGCGTCCAGCGCCGCCAGGCCCGTGAGCGTCGCATCGGCCGGCTGCGCGCCGACGTCGCCCGGCGTCAGCACCACATCGCCGCTGCGGCCGGCGACGCTGCGGACATTGGTGGCCGCAGGGGGCGGCGTGAGCTCGGGCTCGGAGCCGACGACGCGGAAGTCGAGGACGGCAATGGCCGCGATCTCTCCGGACTCGCTCATCTCAGGCCGCCCTCGTCCAGCCGATCAGGCTCGCGACGCCCGAGGCGATGTTGCCTGTGTCGAACTGCAGGCGCACCGCGGTGATCGCCGCGGCGGCGCCGTAGAAGCCGACACCGTGAAAGCTCGCCGGCGTGCCATCGGGCCTGATCCAGACTGTCTCGATCTCGAACATCTGCGTCACCGCGCTTTGCGGCGCATCGAAGCGGATCACGCCCGAGATGCGCTCGCCCGCCGCGTTGCCGACCCCAAAGCCGGCGGCATCGCTGCTGAGCAGGATGCCGCTGGCCAGCCCGCCATCGGGGGCGCTCGCCGGCGTGCCGCCGGAGCTGCTCTGGCGCGTGACATTGGTCTGGTAGTCGGTGGCGCCGCTCGCGATGGTGGGGCCGCCCCCGGTGCCGATGCGCAGCCGCAGCATGGCGTCGTCATCGGCCGGCGACAGCGCGCGCAGCACCAGATCATACCGCTCATAGACGGCATCGTTGAAGAGGTTGTGGAAGGTCAGACTGCCGACGTTGTTGGCCACCAGGCGGCTCAGCTCCACCGGCACGCTGACGCCGGTGAGCTTCGCGGCAAGCCCGGTGTCGCCCTTCCAGATCGCGCGCTCCGCCGGCATGGCATTGTAGACGCGCACCGCGCCCGTGAAGTTCAGCCGCGCGGTGGTGCCGAGCGAATTGCCCAGCACCGTCGTGCGGGCCAGCACGTTCGGGTTGCCGCTGGTGACGGAGCCGATGCCCCATTCCTGCTGCGCGCCATCGTCCATCACGTAGAAGCAGCTCTGGCCGCTGTTGAAGACGGAGAGGAAGGCGAGCCGCCCCGTCGCGGCACCGTTCAGCGAGACATTGGTCGAGGTGCCGGGGTTCGTGGCACTCTCCTGGATGAAGTTTCCGAGCATGGACTAGAGCCTCTCGTTGAACAGCATGCGCACCGAGCGGAAGCGGTGCGGGCCGGCGGCGTTGAAGGCGACGTCGCCGATCTCGCAGCGGCCGAAGACCGGCTCGCGCGCCAGGTCGCCTTCGGGGTTCGGCACCAGCAGCAGATTGCCCTGCGCCGCCGCGGCGAGTTCCAGCGCGCCGAGCCGCTGCCAGCGATCGGCGCGCGGCACCTGCGGCAGCACCACGGCGCGCTGGCGGCGGCGCCAGCGCAGCTCCGGCCATTCCTGGCCGCCCTGCGTGACCTGGTTGAGCACCTCGGCCTGCGCGGCCTCGGGGCTGGCCGGGTCCCATTGGTGGTCGGGCTGCCAGGCCGGGCCGGCATAGCCGAGCGGGATGATCAGCCGGCCCTGCGGGTTGGTCGGGTCGGCGATGTCGAAGCGGGCGTAGCGCCCGGTGGTCTCGGCATCGAGGATCGCCACCGCCTGGCCGAAGCCGGCGGCGACGCGGCCCGTCAGCGTGCCGGTGTCCGCGGTCGCCGTCGCAAAGGTGGCGTCGTTGCCGACGCGGAAGCGCAGCGTCGCCGCTGTTGTGAGGTTGGTGCGATGCAGGCTGCCCACGCGCCAGGTCGTGGCGGCGCCGGCGTCGATCAGCAGGCTGGCCGTGGTGACGCCGGGCGCGGTCTGCCACGCCGTGGCGGCGGCGCCGTGCGGGTTCTGCATCTGCTCGGCGCCGAGCCCCTCGGCCGCGCTGGACGCCGTCAGCGCCGCCGTGAGCAGCCGGTTTTCCCAGCCGAGGAGGAGAAGCGTGCTCATCCGCGTGAGCCCTCAGGCGCCGGGCGCGGACATCCGCCCGCTTGGCTCGCCGGACTGCCGGCGGGCCGCGTTCGCGGCCTCGGCCCGCTTCGCGGTCCGCATGTCGTTCTGCTCCTTCACACGAGGATTCGGAGGGTCGCGATGCCCTCGGCGCGGCGGATCGCCTCGCCGACCTGCAGGCCGAGCGCGCCGGCGCTGAGGCCGGGCAGCGGATAGGTGAGCGACAGCACCGCGCCGAGGTCGTGGCGCAGCGCCAGCACCAGCGGCACCGCCACCTCGAACAGCCGCCGCGGCGAGGCCTGCGCCCAGAGCCCGCCGATCAGCAGCGCCAGCGCCGAAGCGTCGCCGCCATCCAGCAGGTCGCTGTCGAGCACGTCGGGGTCGGAGGGACGGCGCCAGGCGGCCTGGACGGCGGTGGAGACCCAGCTTGCCACCTGCCACGGCTCGGCGATCGCCTGCGCCACGGCCGGGTCAATCAGCGGCGAGAGGTCGGAGTCCTGCACGGTGTGGTTGCGCGCCCAGCCGACCCGCACGCGGTAGGGCGGCGGGTCGAGCGGCGCGCCGAGCGGGATCTCGCGGCAGGCGATCACCTCGGCCGGCGTGTAGGCATAGGCCGGGCGCGTCCCGGGCGGCACCGCGCGCAGCGACATCACCGACAGCCGCCCCGTGCGGGAGGGCACGAGCCGCGCGCTCAGGCTGGCGAGCAGGCGGCCCGCGAGCGCGATGGCGTCGAGCTGCTCATCCAGGCCGAGCGCGTAGCCGGCCGTCCAGGGCTGCGCGGCATGCAGGCCGCGAAAGGCAGCCTCCTCCAGCCAGATCGCCGGCACCGCGGCATCTTCCAACAGCATCCGCCACGCCAGCAGCGCGGCGCTGGTCTCGACCGTGCCGGAGGGGAAGGCGCCGGTGCAATCCACCGTGATGGCGCGCAGCGGCTGCGTGCCGAGCTGGAACAGGCCGCGCGCATTGTCGGTGCGGTATTCGCCGGCCGCCGTGCTGCCGCTGTAGAGATCCGCGACATTGCCGGCGAAGACATAGCCGCCGGCGCCCGCGTGGCCGCCTTCGTAGAGCGCCTCCACCGTGCCCGCGCCGTCGGTGTACTGGTAGATCAGCGCGGCGGGGTCCACGAGCACCGGCGTGACGTGGCGCACCGGCGCCAGGGCGGTGCCGCCGCGCACCTGCGGCTTGCGCTTGCCGGCCAGCGCGTCCGTGCCGTCAAGCCCGCCCGTGCCGCCATAGGCCGCGCCGCTGGCCGGGCGCTCGGCCCAGTAGCTGGCGTCGCGCAGCGCGATCCGCAGGCCGCGATCCTCCAGCCGGAAGCCGCTGCCGATGCCGCCGAACACCTGGACGGTCTCGGCCCAGGGCGGGTCGGCCAGATAGCCATGCGGCAGGCGCTGCTTGCGGCCCATGCGCAGCCGCACCGGGCGCCCATCGCTGTTGCGGCTGGTGGCGAGCGCATCGAGGCTGCCATCGTTGATCAGCCGCACCTCGCCCCAGGCCGCGCCGGCGCCGGACCCATCCGGGGCGAGAGCCACGGCGCGATCCAGCTCGAAGGCGGCAGCCAGGATCGGCGGATGCACCACCACGCCGGGCGGGTCGCCGGGCTGCGTCACCCAGCCGAGGTCGCTGGCGCGGAGCAGCTCGGTGGATTCCAGGGCGAGGGGCTCGGTGGAGAGCGTGCCCCAGGCGGTGGCGGCCCAGGGCTCGCCGAGCAGCGTCTCGGCACCGCCGGGGGCGTAGAGCTCGATCTCGACCGCGGCGAAGAGCGGCCCGTCCCCGGCGGCCAGGCGCTCGGCCGGCAGCGCGGGCACGGCGCCGGCGCCGGCCTCGGGCGCGAGGTCCAGCGCGGCCCAGGGGGTGCTGGCCCAGGGCAGCATCAGGCGAGCCTCGGCGGCATGCGGGCGGCCTGGCCGAGATCGGCGCGCAGGCCGTTGATCGCGGCCAGCAGGCGATCAAGCCCGGCCGAGAGCTGATCGGTGTTGGCGCGCTCCGTGGCGGCGTAGAGGCTGGCGGTGAGCTGGTCGGCGCCGGCGGAGGCGAATTCCTGCAAGGTGTCGAGCAGCCCGCGCACGCCATCGGCATAGCCGCGGCCGCCGCCGAAGCTGCTGCGCAGCGCGGCGACGGCGTTCTGCGCCGCCGACTGGATGCCGCCATAGGCCGCGAGATCGCCACCACGGGCGCGGGCGACGAGCTGCGTCACCTCGGCCTGCGAGGCTGCGGCGCGGGCGCGCGGGCTCAGCGGGCTATCGGCGCCGAGCCGCAGGCTGGAGACGAAATCGCCGATGCCGCCGACCGCCGGCGCGATCAGGCCGCCAAGGGCCGCATTCTGCGCCCGCGTCACCTCGGCCAGGCCGATACCGTATTTCCGGGCGCTTTCGAAGGCGGCGTCGAATTGCGCGGTGATCTGGCGGATCGGCTGCGCGCCGGCATCGAGGCTGGCCGTGAGCTGGTCCAGCGCGGTGATCCACTGCGCCACGCCGAGCGCGCCTTCCAGGTTCGACCCGAAAGCCTGCACCGCCGCGTTGATGCGGGCGTTGTCGGATCCGAAGCCGAAGCCGAATTGCTGGAGCGCGCCGGCGACCGTGGTGGGGTTGCGCGATTGGCCCCCACCGACATTGGCCTGCATGCCGGAGGTGACGCGCAGATTCGCGGCCCGCAGCGCGGCGTTGATCTGATCCACTTCCGCCTGCGTCTGGCGCAGCAGGGCGGACTCGTCGAAGCGCTTGCCGGCGAAGCCGGTGACGGTGAGGAAGCCCTCATTCGTGCGCCCGACCAGCGCATCGCCGCCGGAGAAGCCCTTGCCGGAGTTGCCGAACAGGCCGCCGAGCCCGCCGCCCAGCGCGCCGCCGATCAGCGCGCCGACCGGTCCGCCGAGCAGGAAGCCGGCGCCGGCGCCGAGCGCCCCGCCGACCCCGCCGCCGACCTGGTTGCCGCCGGTCAGGCTGGCGAGGAGGCCGCCGCCCGCGAAGCCGAGCCCGGCCACGCCCAGGACGGAGCCGAGGCTCGGCCCGACCCCCGCCAGGCCGGCCGCCTGGGACCCGGACAGGCCCATCGAGGCCGCCGAGGCTTCGGCGAACATGCCGGCCGCCGCGGTGCTGCTGCCCCACAGCGGCGCCGAGAGGAAGCCGCCGATGCTGCTGCCGACGCCGCTGAGGCCCAGCCCGTTCAGCAGCCCGCCGCCCGTCAGCGAATTGATGGAGGAGCCGAGGCCGAGCGCTTGGGCGATGCCGCCGAGCCCGAACCCCCCGCCCCCCGCGCCATCCCCGCCCGTGAGCCCGCCGAGACCGAGGCTGGAGACGATCGGCGCGACGATCGGGCGGATCACCGCTTCCGCCGCGATGCGGGCGAAGGTGGAGATCGCCGTGCGGCGCATATTCTCCATCAGCCCGGCGAAGCCGCGGCCGGTCTCGCTGAACAGATCGGCGAAGCGCTCGGCGGCATAGTTCACGATGCTGTCAGTGGTGCGTTCGTTCGCGCGCTCGCGCCGCTCCAGCAGGCGCTGCTCGTCGCGCGCGATCAGCTCATTCGCCCGCTCCCGCGCGCGCCGCTCCTCCTCCGCGGCGCGCTGCACGTTGCGCTCGACGAGAGCGGAGATGTCGAGCTCCCGCCGGCCGCCGCCACCGCCGCGGCCGGGCGGCGCCGCGTCGGGCAAGGTCGGGCCATAGATCGCGCCCGTCACGGGATCGCCGAGACGGGCGAAGCGATAGCGGATGTCCTCCTGCTGGCGCAGCAGCTCGGCCAGGCGCTCGGCGTTCAGCCGAACCTGCTCTTGCAGAAACGCGTTCCGCTCGGCCCGCTCCGTCTCGCTCACCCCCGCGAAGCCCATCGCGGCGTAGGCGCCGGGGTCTTCATTGGCGGTAATGATGCTGCCCTGCAAGTTGACCGCGATGCGGCGCGCCTCGGCCACGGCCAGCGCGTTTGCGGCCTCCGCGGCCTGGAGCGTCTCGAATGCCTGCATGCGCCGCGCACGCGCCAGCTCCTCGGCTCTCTCCGTTGCGTCGTTGATGACGGGGTCGCTTGCGCGGACGGCCGCGCTGTAGGCGTCCATCGCGCTGGTCGAGCTGGCGAGGATGCGGTTGAGCCGCTCCTGTTCGGTCCCGTAGAGCGCCGCTTGCGCGGTGATCTGCTGCCAAGCGAGCACCAGCCCCGTGACGCCGGCCGCCACGCCGCCGATCACCGGGATCAACGCGCTGAAGCCCAGGGCGCCCGGGCTCATGACGCGGGTGACAGTCGCTGCCGCATCGGCCAGGTTGCCGAGTTGGCCGGCGACGCTGCCGATCACCCCGCCGAGCGGGCCGGCGCCCACCAGCTCCAGCGCGCCGCGCAGGTCATTCACCGCCCGCTGCGCGCGCTGCGTGCTTTGCTCGATCTGGCCGAGCCGCTCCTGCGTCTGGCCGAGCGCGGTGTTCAGCGTGCCGACCGGCGCGGCCTGCGCCGCGAAGGTCTGGCCGAGCTTGGCCACCTGGCGGTCCAGCTCGGCAAACGCGGCCGAGGCGTCAATGCCGACGGGAAGGTTGTTGCTGCCGCTCATGCTGCGCCGCCGCCCACCAGGCGGCCACCGCGCGTGCGCTTGGGCAGCGTGCCGGCCAGCGCCATCTGCCACACCGCGTCGCGCTCACGCTCGATCATGCGGGCGATCACCTCGCGCGGGTTCAGCCGGGGGCGGTAGGTGCCGGCGCGCACGAAGGCGATCACCATCTTCGGCCGCCCGACGCGGCCGGCGGCGCGCTCATAGATGCCGGCGGGCAGCCGCCCGATCTGGCGATAGAGGATCGTGTATTTCCCGGCCTTCCCCGCGGGGCGGTTGGCGCGGTAGCCCTGTTCGCCGAACAGCCGCAGGTCGGAGAGAATCCGCACGATCAGGCCCGGCGAGAGGTTGCCATGCGCATCCAGCGGCGTGCCGCGCGCCGGGACGGCCACCAGATCGGCCGGGAGCCGCAGCGCCTTTTCGAACCGCTTCTGGCCGCGCTGCCCGCCTTCGATCTGCGCGCGCAGGATTTTCGCGGCCGGAATCGCCTTGTTGCCGCGGCCGGGCTTCCAATCCACCACCGCGGCGCGGGTGGAATTCGCGCCGCCTGTCATCGGGATGACGTTCATGCCGCTCAACACCCAGCGGGTCGGCCGGTCGAACACGCGCCGCATCTCATCCTGCAGCGCCTCGACGCCGCGATAGGCCAGCTCATTGGTGGCGCGGCGGAGCTGGCGCTTGCGGCGCTCCAGCAGATCGGCGCGCAGCAGCGCCTCGAACTTCTGCTGGTCCCACACGACCCGCATCATTCCCGCTCCTTGCTGCGCAGCGCCTGGATCCGCGCATCCTCCGCGTCCAGGACGCGGAAGGCGCTGACGAGCCAGGCCGGTTGCTGGTTGAGGCCGCCCGGTTCCGGCAGCCAGCCGCGCCCCCCCATGCCGCCCTGCGTGGCGCGCCAGGCGCCAATGACGGCGAACCAGGCTTCCCGCAGCAACAGCCGCGGGTTGGTCCACCACTGCACCCGCACGCCGCGGTATTCGCCGACCAGCCACCACCCATCCCCGCCCTCGATCGGCCGGCGCCCGCCCGCGAAGGCGCGCGGGGCGGAGGCGACCGTGAGGGCGGCGATCAGTTTTTTGCCGCATCCGCGCTGACATGCAGCAGCTCGGAGGCGGCCATCGCGAGCTGCTGGACATGCGCGGATGGCAGCTCGGCGACCTGCTCCGCCGTGAAGGGCCCGGTCTGGTTGCCGATGCGCACCAGCGCCAGCGCGATCAGGTGGCGGACATTCGCGACCTGGGCGTCCTCGGCCTCGGCCAGCAGGCGCGCCACGGCGCCTTCGCGGGCGTAAAGCTCCATCGCCAGGCGGCGCTTGCGCTGCGCGCTGAACAGCGGCCGCTCGATCGCCTGCTGCTCGGCCAGGTGTTCCGCCCGCCAGCGCGCCTGGCCTTCCGCGTCCAGGCTCGGCGGCATCGCGGCGAAATGCGCGGCGAGCCGATCCTGCGCATCCTGGCAATCAAGGATCGCTTGGGCGAGGTCCTCGCGCCCGGCGGCGATCGCCGCCTCGCGCACCATCTCCTCGATCAGGTCGTTGCTGGGCGCGCGCACCGCGCGGCCGGCGGCCTGGAGCGCCACATGCTCGCCATGCGTCAGCGCGCGCAGGATGTAGACGACGCCGTCGAGCGTCACCGTCCGCACCTGGCCGGCGGCCAGGACGGGCGTGTTGTTGAGCATTGCCATGTCCTCTTGGTGGAGAGGGTGGAAGTGCCGGGCGGGGCCACCACCCCGCCCGGCGTCAGGAGGCGCGCGGCTGCGAGCCACCCGCCCCATCCGCCGCCCTCACACGCGGCGGAGTTCCTGGCGCCGACGGCGACCGCCGCCCATGACCGCTAGAAGGCGCTGATCCAGACGGAGGCGCCGGCCTGGCCGTTGACCAGGCTGATCACATCCATCTCCGCGCCGCCGAACGCGCCGGGCCTGATCGCGGTGGCCTTGGCCGGCGAGAAGAGGATGCCGATGCGGTTGCCGGCCGTGGTGCCGAGGATCGCCGAGACGATGCAGTCGGCCCCCGCGCGGACCAGCCCGACACGGGACGGGCTGTCGGTGCTGTTGGTCATCAGCGACAGCTCGGCGGTCGGGTTGCGCGACATCAGCTCGGCCGCGCCGAAGCCATGCGGCTGCTCGGGGTTGGGCGTCAGGATGCCGGCCGAGCCCAGCCGCAGCGTGAATCGGTCGGCGCGCGCCAGCCCGCGGTTGAACTGGGAGACGCCGCCCGCCCAGCGCGGCGGCTGCGGCCGGACGATCGCGGCCGGCGCGGCGGGCAGCGCCGTCTCGGTCGGGCCGCCCGCGGCGTAGAAGGGGCCCAAGATGTCGAAGCTGAGCGTGCCGGGCTGGCCCGCCACCAGGGTGATCTCGGGGTTCAGCGCGATGCAGTCCACGCCGATGTAGAGCATGCCCGCCTTGTAGGCGTAGCAGGTGAAGCGCTTGAAGTCGGCCTCGGTGTCCGTGAGCTTCAGCAGGTTGTGCACCGGGATCTGCGCCAGGGTGGCGGTGCTCAGCGGGGGGCTGAAGGTGCGGTCGAAGGTGGCTACGCGGCTGGCCTGGTAGCGGGTGCAGAGCGCCGCTTGGCCGGCGGCCGGGTTCCCCGTCAGCAGGAAGGGCATGCCGAGATAGGCATCGCCGGTCGCCACGAAGGGGGCCTGCAGCGTCGCGTTGATGCCGGTGCCGGCCGTCGCGGCCGTGGGCGCGCCGATCGCGGCGGGGGTGTCCACCTGCGCCATGCCCGCGCTGCGGAAGATGCGGAACCACTCCGGCTCCGTGCCCGCGGTGCCGCTGCCGCGCAGCGGCATGGTCACGCGCTGCATCACGAAGCGCTCGCCGCCCGGGAAGGGCGGGCGCGGGTCGAGGCTGGCGGAATAGGTGGGGTTCGGGATCATGTCGATGTCCGGCGCGATCTCGAACTGCGCCCCCACCCAATCCGCGGTCGCGGGCGAGCCGGCGATGGCATCCACGCCGATCGCCGCCTGCTCCTTGATCGCGAGGGCGCGGAAATTCATCCGCTCCAGCGTGCTCATGGCAACTCCTCTGTTTCCTGGCGACGCAAGGCGGCGCCTCGCGCCTGCGGGCTAGGCGCTCAACACGAACTGATTCCCCCAGGGCAGATGCACCTGGGCGGAGAACTCGGTCACGAAATCGGCCGAGGGGTATTCCGTTTCGGCGACGCTGGCCGGCATGAAGCGGGTGGGGCCCTCGTAGAGCATCACCTCCACGCCCTCGCCGATGGTCAGCGTCACCGGCAGCGCCTCGGGGTCGGGGCGGATCAGCGCGCGCACCACGGTGGCATGCAGCAGCCGCGCATCGCCCGCCGCCTGGCGGTGATCCTCGGCCTTCACATAGCCGCCGATCACCACGCGGGCGGTGTAGATCACATGGGTGGTGAGCTGCTCCCCGGGCTCGAGATCGCCGGCATTGACCGCAAGCAGCGGCCGCTCCTCCATGCCGATATCGTCCTGCCGGTCGGCATCCACCGTCACGGGCTGGTCGCGGATGGTGATGGCGGCGGCCTCCAGCGCGGCGACGACGGCATCGAGGACGGCGGTGGTCACGGGTATCTCCTCATCCGATGGCCCGCCCTGGCCCGAGGCGGCGCCGGTGAGTGGCATGGTGCCGGCGGCGGTGCCGGTGATCCGCACCGTGCCGGCGGCGCTGCCGGTGAGATCGAGGGTGCCGGCCGCGAGGCCGGTGATCCGCACCGTGCCGGCGGCGCTGCCGGTCAGCGGCAGCTCGCCAGAGGCGGTGCCGGTGATGACGTTGCCGACCGAGCCCTCGGCCGTGCCGGTCAGCGGCAGCTCGCCATCAGCGGTGCCGACAATCGCGACGGTGCCGGCGGCGCTGCCCGTCAGCGGCAGCTCACCAGCGGCGGTGCCGACAATCGCGACGGTGCCGGCGGCGCTGCCCGTCAGCGGCAGCTCACCATCAGCGGTGCCGACAATCGCGACGGTGCCGGCGGCGCTGCCCGTCAGCGGCAGCTCACCATCAGCGGTGCCGAATATCCCGACGCAG